GGCTTGATCTTGATGATCCCGCCAGAGCTGCGCCCCTCCGTGTATGGCTCATCAGGATCGCGCAGGATCGCCCCGTCGAAGGGGCCAGCTAGGGTGGCCTCACCGGACTGCCAAATGCCCGTCCTGACGGCATCCAGGGCCTCTGCGAAGCATTGCTGGCGCAGCTCATCCTCGGTCAGCCCGACCTGGGCCGGCGAAACCCCGACCACCCGGCCCGGAACCAGCGTGAACGCGGAACTGCGTAAGTAATCCACACGCTGCTTGACCACTGACATTCGGGTGCGGAAGGTGTCCGGTGCGCTGCCCATGAACAGCCGGGCATCCCACACCATGAGGCACAGCTCTGGCTGTGGGTCGTGTGAGCGCACCTTACCGCTGACATACTGTAAGCTACGCCCTGGGATAAACGCCTCGCAGATGAGCTTGTCGCCAGACAAGAACATAGGCGCCAGCATTAGGCGAAGGTGCTCGAAGGACTTCAGGGGCTTATCATCAGAGGACAAGAACTGCACATCCCCGTCCTCAGTGTACAACACCTTAACGCAGCACCCGTCCCGCTTAGGCAGCAGTAGCTTACCACGGAACTTAATGCTGTCCTGCTGCTTTGCTGTGAAGTTGTAGAAGTCCTTTGCCTTGGGGTAGGTGTAATCAGCCATTGCTACGCACCTTATTCCACAATGCCTTGACAGCCATACATGGCAGTACGATTACTGCCACACCAACGATCACAAACCACATTCGTTCTTTCCTTTGATATGTTCGCTGGCCAAGCCCAGCAAGAAGTCCGCTGCGGCAATACACCCAATGCCGACGACGAACCAGAAGATGTATTGCCACCAGCTCATTTGTCTAACCCACTAAGATAGCGTTCCAGAACACTCCAGTATGCTGCGCTACCTACGCAGCATACCACAAATGCTGTCACTAACAGCGCGATGCCGGCAAGCACCAGACCAATACCAGCGCCAGCCACGTCGGCAAACACGGCATGCATTAGCAGCACAAGCCCGCAGGACATTAGCGGCAGTGGGGCTAGTCGTGCCAGTATGCGCAGCATCTAGTACCAGTCACGGTCGCTGCGGTCGTCTGGCGCGCAGGTACCAAGGTACACTAGCACTAGACCGACGAGTATAACAAGGCACACAATCACAGAGCTTGCTCCGCCAGTGTTGCGTATCCCGCGATGTCGTGCCAGTTGTCTGCGTGATTGGGATCGCCGTTCAGGATGCGTGCCACCTTGCTGAAGATCATGTGCAGCGCCTCGCGCTGGGCTAGGGTTAGCTTGTCCCAATTAGGCGCCGCCATAGCCTTGCCCAGCATGCGCTGGGTGATACCCGCAGTGACCTCGAACTCGCCGTGGGTACCAGTGCGCTCGGTAAGCGTCGCGTCCAGCGGGTTCACAATGGCCGTAGTCGCTGTCTCAGGAGCCGCGTCATCAGGGAGCGCGATCTGGGAGCAAAGTACATGAGCCGCCGGCTTCGCCGCGCCGGGTACACCAAGCACTGCATAGTGCCCCCCCTCTGAATTAGTGTACTCACGCAGCAGCTCGTACTGACTTCCTGCGAGCAGCACAGAACTACGACGCCCGCGTCCTTGTGGTTTGTACGTTACAAACATGATTAGATACTCGCTAGTTGTACAGCCCGATGCTGTTTGGTGTTGATTGCCTTACGTCCGCGACTCCAGCTACCGCACTTGTTGCAGTGATAGCGGGTGTAGACGCTGACGTTGGTGTGGTGTAGCCCGCTCTCGACCACATCAGTAGACAGGCAGTGTGGACAGTGTGTAGCTTCGCCATCGACGTACACACCCAGGTTCGGATGGGTATTATCGTATGGTCGCAGCGCCAGGTACACCTCCTCCAGCGTCGTAATGTCACGGATGTTGTACTGGCGGTTGGTACGTTGTGCCTTGCCGTTACCCTTCAGGAACTCCATGGCGAGAGTAACACCGGGGAAGTCGCTGTGGTCGAGCTTGGTCTGTGACGCCAGATACCTGCTGAGCCACGCCAGCTTATTACTGGTCATCTTAGCCACACGGCGAGCCGTGAGCAGGGTGTCGTAGACACGCACAGGTGCGGGTGGTGGCAACCCGTGCATGAGCATACGCGCCCGCACCTTCTTCATGTCGAAGGCTTTACCGTTGTGGGCTACAACGAAGTCAGCCTCGTTGATGTAGTTCCAGATAGTCTGACACAGGGCGCGGTCATCGCGGCGATTAGCCTGCGCAAACGTGTCGTGGTACTGTGCGCTAGTCTCACCAAGCCACTTGCAGGCTACTGAGTAGATCGACCACTCCTCTCCGATACCGTTAAGCCCGACGTTCTGGTCGAACAGCCCGTACACATGGGCACCGATAGGGGTGGTCTCCAGATCAATCAGTAGAATCTTTGGCCCGCTTACGGGCTTGTCGCGCTTTCTCGTTGCGGGCAAGGCGTTTCTCCTCGTCTGTTTTGAAGGTCGGGTGTGTAAGACCCGTCTGATTGGTCAGGTGGGTTTGCAGGTAGATCGCTACGCCGGCCAGGAATGCGGCAAGGTGCCGCACCCCGTAGCGTTTGTAGTTGTTCTCTACCTTACCAAGCAAGGAGTTGCACCCGCGATGCAGTACCCCACGCACCGCACCAGTGGCGTGGTCATGATCGAGTACCGCTTCGGATGACTTAACCTCTTGCTTGCAGATGGCGCATCGACTGCCCTGCTTAGTCAGCAGGGTCGAGCGAACATCCGATACCTCCCGTACCTTGAGCTTTGTGGGTGCGCTCAATGATCTCCTTTGCTGCCTGATCGAACAGCGGATCAGACAAGATGTTGTTAAAGTGGCTGCTTGGCAGGCGCACATCCACGAGGCTTACGTCAGCACGGGTAAACTTGCCACGCCTGATCCACAGCAAACAAGCCTGCTCCAGCATCTCAACGGCCCAATCGTCGTCCGGGCCGTTGTAGAAACCCTGGTACAGTTCCAGCACCTTTAGGCTAGCTGCGTGGTTGGTGTGACAGTCGGCCAGCAGCTTCGGCGAGGTCTTATCCCCGAGCTTCTTGAGCTTGCCACCTACGCGGTACTGCGGTAGGCCGGGGATCGTATCTGCGGTATCCCCGTGCAGCATCTGCTCCCAGAACCACTTAGTACCGTACTGCTTACCGTTGTGCCCAACTACGTCGAATGTATGCTCGTCGAACGACGCCTGTACAGTGCAATCATCCCAGGCAAGATGCACGCCGGGCAAGGAGCGCATGTCCTTGTCCTCGTACAGCATGTATACCTGGGTGTATCCGTGTTTGTCGCCGTGCTGCTTACCGTACATACCGAACAGGTCGTCGGCCTCCAACTCTACGGTTGTGCGTACCTCGTACCCGATGTTCTGGGACGCGATGATCGTATCCCGCGCCAGATTCCAGAACACGGGGCGGTGGCTCTTGCGCCTGGACTGGTAGCCTACACGGCGGGCAACCGCACGGCGCCCGCCTTTAGACGATCCAGACTCTGTGAGCAGCACGTAGCATGTGCTGGCACCCGAGGCCCGCAGAGCATCTCGGATTTTGGTACGCACCCGTAGACGGCAAGAGTTAGCGAACTTAGCGCTGCCTGCGTAGTACGCCAGGGTATCCCCGTCGATCAGCAGCAGACGGTTGGGTACTACCGTGCTTGCCCCGAAGTACTGCGCTGCGGTGATGCTGTCGATAGTAGTCAGGATTATTCCTCACCTTCTGCCCAGGGGGCGGCTTGCGGACGGGCACGGGTAGCCACAGTGGCCGGTGCGCCGGGGATCGATGGCGCTGCGACAGACGGTGGCAGGCTAATTGCCGTGCCTTCCCGCTGCTTCAGCAGGGTTTCCAGGCGGCTACCTGGGAAGTCCAGTGCGGCCTTGATCTTCTCCTGGTACTTGTTCCGCGAGATCGTCGTTTCCTTACCGTCCTTGGTGAAGGTAAAGCTACCGTCGATGAACAAGCTGTCCCACATAGCCAGCAGCATACCGTCCGAGATATTCGGCGTCTCCCACAGGAACACCATCGGCTTGCTGATAGGGGACTCGATCGCAACCGGCACCGGGTTGTCGTCCTCGTCGTAGCGGACGGGCTTGTTCAGCACGTACCCGGACGCACCCTTGATGCCCCAGCCCGTCCAGGCAGCCTTGTTGTTCTTATCCTCGTCACCACGAGGATAGTGACTCACGGTGGACAGGAATGCGGAACACTTGCTTGGCGTGGACGACACGCATTGCGACGGGTGGCGCAGGGCTGGGTAGGTAGCCTTGATGAGATTCCAGAAGCCGGTGAGTGCTGCCTTCTCAGTTCGGACGTTGTTGAAGTACAGGTCGATCGTAATCGGCTCCCGCTTACCGTCGAACTCGCGGGGCTTGTGCTTCGGCCCCGACAGCTCAAATCCGATGATGAGCTGCTTGCTAGGCGGCTTCTTGCCGAACTTACCCTCTGGCTTTTGGTGCGTACCCAGCTCGATGTACTTGATGCAGCGCAAGCGGGTAGGCCCCTCAGTAGGCAGCTCCCGCTTGATCTCCTGCACGTCCATGTTGAGGTCTTCACCTACCTCGGCGAAGAGTTCGTCTGTATTGAGAATGTCGCTCATAGTTTCCTTCAGTGCAAGTAAGTAGGCGAGTACCCGCCCATGTAACGCTCACGAATTGCTACGCGAAGCGGCGCAGCGGCTTCTTCTAGGCCCTTAATGCCTGTCTCATCTGCCATGTTAGGCCCCCACTTAGTCTCAGTCGGAACCGGGACAGGCAAGTCCCACGCGAACCAATACTCCATCAGGTCGTTGGCCGCCAGCATACAGGCGTGCAGTGTCGCTGCTACCTCGAAGGCTACGCTACCGTCTGCGTCGGCATACACAGCGTCATGCACCTGATTCACAAGCAGACCCTTACCACCCCAATTGTCGTTGCGGTAGAACTCACGGACAGCCAGCCACATAGCCGCCTTAGCCCATTCCCCGCCAGTACCCTGAACCTCGTAGTTCTTGATGATGGTAGGCGAGAATGATGTCGGACTAGCTTTGCGGTCACGGCGCAGCAAGTTGGCCGGGGTAGGTGCCTCTCGGTACGAGTACAGCTTGGTATCCGGCGTGCGACAGTACCCCACGCCCGGATTGCACACAACCCCAGGTACATCTGGGTGGTCGAAGAACTCCGTAGTAGGCCGCCGGTTACGCTTGACCTCGAACCCGCGTTGCTCGAAGTAGTCCTCCAGTTCTGGGTATTCCTTCTGCTCGGCTGCGATCCAGCCTTCGACGGTATCGACGCTGATCTTGAGGTATCCTGCGATCTTCTTAGCCCCCGCACCATAGGCACGCTGGAACGAGAACACCTTCATGTTAGTGCGGCGCACTTCCCACTCAGGCTCAGGCTCCACCTTAGTGCCATCCGGTAGCTTGTAACCCTTGGACTTAGCCAGAGCCTCGGCATATGGAATCTGGAACACCATCGACACGCGCTTGGCGTGCATGTCCAGACCAGCCTGTAGGTCGCGGATGAGGGACTTGCAGCCAGTGAGGATAGCCTGCATGTAGATTTCCAGGCTGGTGTAGTCCGACTGGATAATCCGCCCATCCCCGCCGAAGCGTGACTCGAACAGCTCCTTAACCCGGCTGTTGCCATGCGCCTTTTCACCAGCACGCGGCAGGTTCTGCAAGTTAGGATCGGCAGACGACAGTCGGCCAGTCACTGTGCGAACCATGTGCAGAGTATGATGGATGATGTTGAAGTCGTCCACCAGTGTCAGCATACCTGACTGTTGGCCGTTCTCTCCTTCTGTGATGTAGTATGTGCCCAGCTCCTTAGCCAACCACGATACCTTACCAAGCGCCTTCAGGAACGGGATGTAGTCGTAGGTCTCAGACAGCTCAGTGATCCACTCCTTACCCGTGCTGTATAGGCCGTGGCCGTTAGGCTTCAGCCCAAGCTCTACCGGGTCGCAGAATCCGGGGAACGTGAACGCCTGCTTACAGTTACGCGCCTTGGGCTTAGTCTCGTCAGGAACCTTGACCCTCTTTCGCTTGATAAGCCCAGCATTGATGCCGGACTTATACACAGCAGGGTCGTGGCAGCCCACATCGAACAAGTCCTCGCGCACCGTACCGCCGTCAGCGAGGACGATGTGCTCCTCATCCTTCGATGCGTACTGTAACGGCTTCTTATTCGGGTTTCCTATCTTCAGCGAGTTCCACACCGAGCAGTACGTGGTAGTCCCGTCGGCGTGGACGTACTCACGACTGTCATAATTCACATCGCCGCCGTAGATCAGCGGAGATAGGTGCCAAGAGTTCGACCACTTGAACTCGAAGGGTAAGCCCTCGGGCAAGTACCCGTTAAGAGCGTCCTGCAACTCCTCCAGCATCTGACCTAACTCGACGGCCTGCACAAGGCCCTTAGCCTTGTTGACGTACATGCCGTTGAGTTCCATCTCGACGGTGGCGAGCAGCGCCCCCATGTTGAGCATGATGCTGTTAGTCTGGCCCAGGAGGTGGGCGCGTTTCATCTGCGCCTTGGCTACCAGCTCGGTGTTGCCAATGTCCCCTAGGATAGTGCTGCCGTCTGGCATAGTGCCGCCACACAGGTAGCGCATGAGGATGTGCGGATCAATGTCCTCCGTCATGACGCCAGCCTGCCACAGCAGCTTCACCTCGTCGTCCTTCAGGTCGCCGCCGTAGCGCGGCGCGGTCTCGTCTAGGGCTAGGCTGTGGTCTTCCTGTACCTGACCGTTAAGCAAATATTCAGCTAGCTGAGTGTCCCATAACTGCCCGCCAGCCACAACCCACTTGCGGAAAGCGGCGTAGTTGATGGGCTTGTTGGAGATCGCGTGCTGCAAGTCGAACTTAATGTTGTGCCCGACGAGCAGCTTGGTGTTCTCCAGCATTGGTACGAACCAGCCGTCAGGTGGGGCCTTTCGTCCGAAGTAGTGTCGTTGAATATCGGGGCTAGCCCGATCCTTGTAGGCAGCGGCGACAACCCAATTGTGCGGGTTGAACGGGCTAGCCTTCCGACGGTTCATGGTATGAACCGTGGTCTCGAAGTCGAGTGTTCTTATATCGGCTCCTTAATGACGCACCTCGCGGCGTCGAACACAACCTCAGCATACGGGCTTTGCTGTCCGCCAGTCTTACGCCGCTTGTTCTTTGGCGTACCGATGAATCGACTGTCTGGCTTACTCGGATCAGTACCCCACGTAATAACCACATCGCAGGCGCCCTGCTTACCCGTCTTGCTGTCTTTGAGCTGGGACATATTAGGGTACTGTACACCCTCGGCGTCTGCGGATAGCTGCGACGAGTGCAGCGTAGGCACCGCATGAATGATTCCGAGGTTACGAGTCCAGGCGTACAGCGCTTCAAGAATCTGGTCGTTACGCTGCCCGCCGTTTGTAAGCGCGCCAGTCCACGGGACATTATCCAGCATATCAGTCACTACCATGCCGGTCTTATTCTCCCGCACTATGTCCCGCATCTCCTCGTGGGACTTGAACTCGTGCGTCCCAAACAGCCTAACCCGGTCAATACGCCCCATCTTCTCAATGTACTTCGCCATGAGAAGGGAGTCCGCACCGTCCTTACCGGCCAGCTTGGCTAAGGCTAGCATCTCTACATCAGTGATGCCCAGCGTAGCCTGCACCAGCCGCGAGAAGATCGCTGTGTTAGTGCCCTCGTTGTTGAAGTATATGACGTGCCTGTCGTCACCGTCCTCGTACACGTTAGCCATCTGAGGCGCCATGAAGGCTACCTGCGACAGCAAGAACGAGGTCTTACCTGTGTCGGGTCTACCGGCGATGATTACGCTGTCACCCATAACCCCACTGAGCGGCTTAAGGCAGCGGTTAAGGCAGTTCAGGCCCCAGAGGAAGCCTGGGTGGTGTTCCTGCCGCAAGATTTCCTGCGAGAACCCCGCGTAGTCCATCTCGTTACGAGAGCCTTTCTGTCGGAACTTATCCAACTCCTCGGCTGCACCTGAGACGGTAGCGAATAGGTCAACTTCTTCCCCTTGCTGCCACTTGGCGACTGCTTGGGTAAGGTCGTAGGCCATCCCGTACTGAACCAACTGCCCCCGTAATCTCTCGGCCACGCCAGACTCAGGGCGGAAATCAAGTACCCGCTTAATGAAGGCCGCATATAGCTGCAACTCCTGCGCGTTCTTATTAGGATACCAGCCCGCGAAGCAGGGCATGAAGTCCTCTAGCACAATTCTGTCAGACCCGGTATCCTTGTAGTACCGCTCGAAAACCTTGATGAACTCCTGCGTCGGGGTAGTCATAGCGCGGATAACGTGCTTAGCGCCGTTACCGTAGCGCTCGAACCCTGCCGCAGTGGACATAAGGTTCAGGAGCTGTACCTCAAAGGTTGACCCGCTCACGCGGCCTGCGGCTTGGGTACGAACAGCACGGCCTCTTCGCCGCACCCGCCCCACGTAGGGCCTGGCAACTCGCGGCGCATACTTGCACAGGTTCTGGTAGGGCCGCGATCCACAAGATGCTGGCGCGTGCGCTTGCACCAGTAGTTCGTGTCAACAGGCACAAAGTCCCTCTGGTATCCGTGGTGGCGCATCTCGTCGCGGGTCATACACGCCGCGCAGTCAACGCAGTATTTGGTATATTCAATCATTGGTAGTCCTTCGCTACATTGGCGATGTAGTCGCCGTCATTGGAATAGCAAGCCACGCGGTAGTGATCCACGGGTACAGGCATGCCGTACACACGGGCACTCTTGAAGCACTCCGGCGCAGCAGGTACGAACACGTTGGCCGCACTGCGGGACAGCATCCTGTCTACCTCTAGGCGCACGTCGGAGCAGTCATTCTCCGACAACCAACTCATCTCCCGCGCAATCTCGTGCCTATCCTCGGCACGGCGGCGCTTGTTGTTGATGCGCTTGGCGAAGCGCTTGCCGGCAGCAGACCACACCGCTAGCCCATCACCGCAGTCTAGCGGTCGCGGGTACGGATGTTTGCCGTGCTTATCATTCCGATCATGGGTGTGCTTGCGCTTGATGTAGGGCCAACTGCAATGGCCGAACTGCGGGTATTGCTGGTGCTTTACGCCCCGCTCCAGGTCTGGAAGGGTGCGCCAGTAATCCAGGTTGTTGGCTCGCGCCATTACCACATCACGCACAAACGCGGTCAAACACCGCCCTAAAACTTGGTTGACGGGGCCACCGTCGTCATAGGTGTAGAGCGCCTCCTTGAGGCTAGCGTAACCGTTTACCACCAGCAATGACTGCATCGACATAATTCTGTATCTCCGCCAAATGATGACCTTTAGGGTCTCTATCCGACAGCACGTCATGCACCTGTAATCCCAGGCGCTTTAATGTACTGCCGTGCTTCTCCGCTGCTACCCGACCTGGCCTCATCCCTAGCTGCCTACCGGCGTCAGGATCAAACCAAGTTACTACAGGACTGCCGCGCTCAAGCAGCAGTGTTATGTAGCTAGGTAGCAGCGAAGTACCGCAAACACTGAGGGCTGTGTACCCGGCCTCGGATACCTTCCAGCCGCTCAGTAAGTCCTCTACTAAGACAACAGCAGAGGATCGAACGTATCCTGGCTCCCAAACAATGGGGTCGGGCACACGCGGGCTAGGTGCAACATACTTCGGTTGCGCTCCCTGAGTCCCTCTTGCACACCAGTATCGCCTACAGGGCGACGGTATGTATAGTCGCCCACCTTCCTCGTAACGGATACCAATCCTTTGTTGTTCAACTTCCCCAATACCGCTGCGGAGAAGCCAGATTCTGAATTCAGTTGGGATACCACCCCAGCTAGCACTTGTGCGCCGCACAACGTCTCCCCAGCTTTGGGGTACGACGCGATCAAGGCGCTGCGCTGAAAGAAGTCGAGCAGATAAGTCTGCGAAGGATTCACGCTCATTGTGTACCTCGTGGTTTCCGCACCTAAAACAGTGCAGGGTGTACTTGTTGGGGGTAGGTCTGGACGCCTTAGCATCCCTACCTTCGCCGCAGTGCGGCACTCGTAAGCTACGGCCTACCCCGAGTTGCTTGGCCGTAGCAAGCCAGTCGTGTGTCATGCTAGCCCTGTACTGCCTGCATTACACAACCTTCGGTTTAACGCAGCGCGTACCGCTGCTACAATCATTGACGACCTGCCCGGCCATCGCAGTGCCGGCGCAGATAACAACGAGAATTACTGCTGTGAGGAAGTAGCGCATTGGTGTTGTTTGCTGATGTGGTAGAAGATAGCGACGAGCAGTGTCTGATCCGGCTCTGGTCGTGTAACTGAGTATGCGTTCAGGATACTGTACGCTAGCGTGTCCGCCTCACTTACGCACACACCGCGACCACCTGCTCTGGGATGAATGAATAACTCGCGCACCGGCAGGATAAGCCGCACGACAAGCTGCGCACCAGCGGCCATCACCACAGCGTCTGGGACTTTGCCGCCGTGACGAATGTCCCGCAGAATGTGCGGGAACCACGGATTCTCTTCCGGAATCTCTGTGTTACCGAGCAGGATTAGGCGGCGCTTGTTGTCGTATACTGGTTGCACAACACTTCTCCAATACAGCCCGCACTAAGCGGGCGTTGGTTCTACTTACAGGGCCGGGACTTCGTTGGGGGCGCCGGTGCCGGCGTTGTCTGCGAGGTACACACCAGGAACGGTATCGTCGGCGGCTTGCGGGGTAGCGGGCAGCTCATCCTTGGCGTTGAACTTGGCGGTTTCGTCGCCCTCGGCCACAATATCCTTGAGGCTGACGTTGATGACGCCGGTCGGGATGCCATCAACGCTGACAACGAAGCGGGCCAGCTTGCGCTGGTTAGCACCACCCTTACCACAGGCCAGCGTGGCAATACCGCCGAAGGATGCGGCGACGAACTCGCCCGTCTTGCTGCCGAAGGGCTTCACGGTGTAGGTGGCGCCCTTGACCAGCTCGAACTTACAGGACGTGTCGTCATCGCCTACGATTTCAGCGGCTTCGAGGACGGCCAGCTTGGCCTTGAGCATATCGATAGCGGCTTGCTTGGCGGCTTGGGAGGTGAAGGTCTTTGCCATGAGAAATTTCCTAGGTTGGTTGATAGCAGGCGATGGCCCGGAGGCCGTGGCCGGGATTGGCCGTGAACGGTGCCCACCACGGTACGCACCTAAGAAGATGCGTACTAGCTGGGTACTTAGGTTTCCGAGTAGCGTGCCCGCGCTGCTCTGAATACTCCGTCGATTACTCGCCCGATAACCTCGCCGTTGCACTCGCCGCCGCGCCTAGTGACGCCGTGAAGTAAACTGGTCGCGCCGAGCAGATGCTCGAAATCTGTGCGCAGTTGCATGTTCTCCCGATCATTTCGCACAAGCCCAACCCACACATGGTAGATGCTGTGCCATACTACCAGGAAACACCCGTATGGCAGCATAACGCTAAGTAGCTCGATGGTATCCGCCAGACTCATACACTACTCCTTACCGGGTGCATGATGCTACCCGTGTGTTCCTTTGTACCGATCACTGGAATCTGAACCCACGGGACTAGCCCGTAGGCAGCCAAGTCGTTCTCGGCGAGGTTCATTGCCACTTCGGGCCAGCCGTACTTGGCTGGCTTACCGGTGTGGTCTGCGATGCACTCCATTGTGGACAGTTTCACATTGTAGAAGTGCAAGCCACGGCAAGCCACCGTGAACCCTTCCGGGTACGGGTTAGCCAGCGGCTGGGTGTGTGTGTTACTCATCATCGAACTTCAGTATGTGGTTACAAGCGTCCCGCAGCCTGCGTACTGCGTCTACGCCGTGGATGGTGACACTGGTGGCTGGCACGAACACGTTGTCATCCGTACCTCCCTTATCCATCACCACTAGGGTCGGGTTACTGCGCGAGTACAGCTTGCGGGACTGCTCCCCTACGCATGCGTAGGTAGTTGCAACTTGTGTGAAGTTGTCTAGTACAAACGCCGCAACGTCGCGGACTTGGTTCTCAGCCACGGGCTTACTCCTTGATGTAGAACTTCCAGCCACCGTCTTTGGTGCGCTTACGGCGCAGACCGCAGGAGTACAACTCTTCCAGGGTCGCGAACACAGCGATGGCGTCCACCTGCGGGTCGGCCCGGGTAACAACGTCGTGGTCAACTTCTTCCAGATCGAACAGCGCTGGAACCTGTTCGCGTGCTGCCAGCGGCAGCGCCGCCCCGTTCACGAAGGGCTTGTCGATACCTGCCAGGCCACCGTCGGTGATGTAATCCAGCACACTGCTGTTCTCCAGCTCGTCAGCCGTGGCGCGGTTATGCACAGCGTTGCTCAACGCCCATGCGGAGCGCTTACCCAAGCCCCAATACATGGCAGCCCGGTACAGCGCCTGCACTTTGGGATGCCACACGGGTTTGTCTTGTTGGGCAGGCTTGTTTTCGATTGCGGTCATATAGGTTCTCCTAAGTCTGCCAGTAGCGGCATTGTATTGCAGGCAGCGGTAGCCTGCAAGGTCAATGACGTTACATGTGTTAGATGTCCGTATCTGTCACGAGGTACCGACACAATACCTGTTTAGCAGGCACCGTGAGAACTTCCTCGCGATACTAGCGAGCAGCTATGCGTAGGTCGGCTAGTCGTCATGGCGTATCAGGTAGTGGCATCCACGCTAACGGGTTCGTCACCTCTACGGAGTAAACATCGGTGTACTCTAGGTAGTATGTGCCGCGTTCGGAGCGAGTAGCTACCGCCCATCCAGTGCCAGTGTAGCCGTCTACCTCCCCGACTAGCTCACCATAGACAAGAACAGCGATCCCGACGGCGGGCGGCTTGCCCATAGAGTTGTACATACTAGCCTCCAATCCTAAACACGACGATAGTCCAGCCGATAGCCAACATGATCGCAGCCAAGCCGCAGGTGATGCGGCCCTGCGCCGCGCTATCCTCGTCAGCCAGCCGCATACGGGCACCAGTAGACCGCACATTACTGTGGCGGTTCCAGTTAGCCCGGTACATGGCGCCAATTACCACGGGCTCTAGGGCCAGGTACAGGACACCAATGGCGCAGTATCCGAGGAACACGGTGATGGGGTTCATGCGTTACTCCGCAGCTTGCAGCGCTAGGCGCAGCGGGTTGAGCCAGCTCGGCCACTTACTGGTGTGATGGCCGTAGGTGAACTGGTAGGCAGCTTGTTTGCAGTACCGGCGCTGCTCATCTATAACGTCCTGGTAGGGCACATTAAACAGTAGTGCGGCGCACTCCCGCAGCACGTCAGTTGGCGGTTGGGAGGCGGCAAGCGCGGCTTTAGCGAAATCCATAGCGTTCAGAACCAGTTGTAGCCGTCATTAACGGCCAGTTGAAGAACGCCGTCAGCAGTACAGCTCAGTACCCGATAGGATGCCGGCTTGAACCCGCCGTCCGGCGCGAACAGTACATCGTACCCTGCGGCGCGGGCACTTCGGATTTCCGCAGGGCTTGTGAGGTAAGGCCACACAGGCTTACCTGCCTGCATAGCCAGACCCAGGTCGATGTTAGCGCCCGAGAATACATGGCGCATACATCAAGCCCGCAGGAAAGCCCGCAGGAAAGCCGCAGTGGCTTCCTTGAGTTCGTTCCAGGTCGGGCGGCGGTTGCCACCATCACCGTTGATCCAGACCTGGAATTCGTAGTCACCCGCTGTGTTACGTTGGGGCGTGACCACGACGGTCTTCTGCGGGTAAGCCTTGCGGAAGGCTTCGGCGTTGGCAGCGGTGATAGCTGCGACACGCAGACCCGGTGCTTTGATATGCTTGCTCATTTGGTTTCCTTCGTCTGGTACTTGCTGCTGCTGTTGCGGCGATGAGTAATACCTTCGCTTCGGTTGTGGGCGTAGCGGGGGTTACTTGTCGAATCTGGTCTTGACAGGCTTATCTCGCGTTGTGCCGGTCTGCATTATCCAACTCCTGTTGTGCCCCTTGATTTTTCCCATACTTTGCCGTCTTTAATGTAATAGCCGCCAAGTTTCCGATTTGCCAAATGCGGATGCAATGCCCACTCAAGTTCCTCGCGCAAATCACCCCGCACCAATTTTGATTTGAGGGCGGATTCCATGGCTTGGGCCATTTCGTCGGCTCGCGCGATGATTTTGTTCCATGCCTCCCCGGTGATGATGAGCGTGTCGCTGTGGGTGATGACTTGCACCGCCCCGCCGCTCACCATTTCTCGCATTGCGTCGCCAAGGGTGCTCTGGCGGTTTTGGCTGGCAATGGCGGCCTCTAATGACTCCTGCTCCCGTGCGCTAAGCGATTGCATTATCCAACTCCTGTTGTGCCTGCTGCACGATGCCTACGGCCCACTCACGCCACTTGGCGGCGGCTCGGATTGATACCTCGTTCGGGAACTCGTAGTACCCTGGGTTATCCGTCATGTCGTCAAAGGCCGGTTCAAGGTAGAACACCACATGACCGCAACCAAGATGCGTGCTCAGCCACTGGTCTATCTTGTCGGCCAACACGAGGTTCTCCTGCTCGGAGATTTCACCGGCACGGTACGCCGAAGCACGATGCTGGCACAGCCCGGAGAAGTCGCCGTTCGTGATCTTGTCGTGTACCCCGTCGATACGTGGTTGCAGTCGGGAGAGTAGTGTCATTTAGTAACTCCAGTAACGCGGGCACATGGCCCATTGTAATAAAACTTACGGCTTTTAGTGCCCAGCAGCTCCGCGACTACCTTGGGCGTCTCCCCAGCCATCCCTTGACTGAAGTCGTACTCGCTCGCCCGCTGGACTGCCACCTTATCGAAGCGGTGTAGGCGCAGCAACACGTACCGTAGCGGCTGATGACCGTCAACCGCGAACGGTACAACCTCACCACGCACACTGTACGACCGGCTATGCTTGTGGTACTCTGCATAGTTGACAACGTACTCACTACCCTGGGTGGACAGTACACGCGGACTGTTTCCCCAATTGGTACGGGAGACTGTGGGCAACCCCAGCTCACTCAGCACATTGTTCATGTGCTTCTGAGTTGCTGTTGTGAACCACCCGCCCCAATTAAGGAGCGTCAGAGAGGTCTTGCGACCATCCCGGTAGTGCTTGCCGCGCAGAATAGTGGTGTTGTGCAGCCGGTAGCTTACCTCGTCGTGGTCAGCCAAAGCCACAACGCTAACACTAGCGTTGTGGGACTTACCTGGCCCACCCTCGGCGAAGCGCTGGGCAAGGGCCTTGCTATTACATCGTAGTGGCATTGGATGATTCCTGCATGATTCGATCCGCGTGCTGGCATACACGCAACGCCCAGCGATACCAGCGCAGGGCGGCTTGTTGGCGCACGGCGAGGGGCCAACAGCTCCAATCCTCGGCGATTGCGTCATCCATCTGACTGAGGTTCTTTACCGCCAGTACCGAGCGGTGTGTCCAGGTGCGCTTGGCCCACACCCGGCTCGTCGGCGCGGCAAACGCCCGCTGAGTTGCGGCTTTCAGCGCCCGATACTCCGCTGGGCGGGCGCAATCATCGTTATTGTATACAGCGCCACGAATCCAGCACAGGCCGCGTGTGTACTCGCTGCCGCGTAGCATATCCCGGCACGCATAGCGGATACGCGGTTTCAACGTCTCGTAAATGCTCACTACGTTCTCGTCACCGGAGCGCATCAGCAACAACGTACCAGCCTTGCACAGCGACTCATCCATTTCCGCACTCCTTGTCTGCCTGAAGACACATTTGCTCTGCCCACTGCTGCCACTTATCAGCGGCTTGTTTGCGACGCTCGGGGATGTGACGCAGCTTGAGCCAATCCTCGTAGAACTCCTCGTCAAGCTGCGCCATAGCGTATGGTTGCTGGCAGTGGTGCCGAAACCAGTCGCGAATTACTCTGCCTAGTGCGGCCTGCTGTCGGTCGGTTAGGCCGACAGACTGTGCTGTGTCACCACCCCAGGTGATGGCACACAGTTCGCCAAACTTGTTGGCGCCGGTGCGGACTTCATCCGCCCGCTTCTGTACCCAGCCGTGGGCCTTATCGTAAATGCTCATACGTTTCTCCACTGTTCCGACGCAAACCGCTCTACCGGATGCACCTTGGCGCTGAAGTGCTTACGCAGTGAGTCTGCTTTGACAGCGCAATCCGCACCGCAGTACACACCGCGCAGGCCAGACACCCAGCCGACCGGTATAAGCTGACGATCTTGCACACTGTGGCGCAATTCTGCATCTGTGGGCAGGCCCATGAATGTACGGGACACCACGTCACCGTTACGGAGCGTCCCACAATGGTGGCACGCCCAGCGGGTATGCAGCACTACTGTGCTGGACAATGCTGCGGGCGTTAAAACGCAACTGCTAACACTCATACGTCTCTCCTAGCGAACGAACAAACTACAAGGCCCATCTACAGACCTTGTAGTCTGCCCGCAGTAGAGCACAGCGACACCATCACTGTGCATACCTACAACGAACAAGAACTGACCATTAGACTAGGTGCTACCTCTAGTCATTCGCACATCTTAGGCATGGTCAGACCCTAGTAGATGTGCTAACGGGAAGCTGTGTAGAACAAGCGGCGCACCCTTCGGCGTTCCCTGCCTATTCATTACGGACTCAAATAACGCTAACCTCCCGGTCTACCGTTCCCCTACACCTGTCATGGTTCGGGTGCCGCGTTCGACCTAGCACCTACTTATGTCCCGCATGATACTAGATCGTTTGTGCCTAATGTGCCCGACGGGCCACTACTGCGCATTGACAGGCTAGTCTAACCCGACACATTAGCACTTGTGCAAATTGTTAAAGAGCATACGGGAAGGTGCGAGCATTACCCGCAAGGTTCAGCAGTACCAAACCTAATCCCGCGATAGTCTGTCCTATCAGTCATAGCCTTAGAGTCTAACCCGCCATCGGTCGATTAGCTCTTTAGCGCTGGGCTCCCTGCCCTGTCATGCTTTGCATTGTGCCCGCTTCTGTCCTGCTTGTCAAGTGCTTTCTGATCTTATTTGCAGTACCTTTCGGTTTCTGCTGATCTGCACTCACTAGCTACATCCGCTAGCCCTTTGCTAGTCCAGCTAGTCTAACAGCATTTCTGCCGCTTGTCTAGCCCTTCTTGCACGCTTTGGGAGTGAAACCCGTGTAGCCTTTCGGCCACTTGCTTCGCATCTTACCACACTTTAGAACGCTGTCAAGCCATGTGTGATCTTTCTGTTCAGCTTCTCGGAGCGCCCTGTTAGACACTCTGAGAAACCGGCTAGCCTTACCGCTAGCCAGTGCCGTATCTTACAACAGGGCTTCTTCCGGATCAACCACTTTCGCACCCTCTGCCATGTGCTGCGCAGTGGCGGCCACCTTGCTTGCGTCGAAGCTGGCGAACGCTTGTGCCAACGCCTTAGAGCCTTCAGCGGGTACTGCGGTCACTTCCGTAACCCGCAACTCTGTCAGACCGAGAATGCGCTTCACCCGTGCCTGTTCCTGACCATCCTTGCCTTGCGTTCTCTTAATGTTCTTAACCGTCACAGTCATGATGGTCTTGTCTTCCGAGAGTTCGGCAGAGACCACATTAGACAGGCCCCAGATGTGGCGGACAAACCCGACGTGATCGAGCTGCCCTGCTACGGGCTTGACCTTAGCCACAAGTGCGGTTTCGGCTTGCATTTCCCGCTGAGCCGCCCCTGCTGCGGCACGCTCTGCTTCCTCATCTTCTAACAGCTGATAGCGTGCCGCCAAGCCATCGAGGATGTTGCCCATGCGGTCAACCCACTCTGCTACAGCCTCCGTCTGTTTCTTGCAGTGCAAGCCCTGATTCAGCTTCGTTGCCTCTAGTTCGGCGGACGCGGTATCCCCTTTATCGCGCAGCTTTTGAATCTTTGCAAGTTGCACCTCATCCGCACGGGTACGGAACCCAGCCACAGCGTCAGCGATCGCCTTGCACCCTTTGACTCCGAGGGTGGAGATACCCGCGAATAACGGATTGTAAGCAGGCCCTTCTAACCCGCACACATCCCGCACCAGCGCGATTACTGCGCCAGCATCGTGCCGGCCCTCGCCCTTCAAATCCTTGGCGAGTTGCGCCCATGCCGTACCCATCGCCAATTGGCGGGTTTCCTTGCGGCCACTGATTACCGCTGCTGCGGTCAGGGCTTCCGGGCTGAGGCGCTTCTTCGCCTCGATGCGCATCTGTTTGTGAGTCGCCATAGTTCGTTCCTTTCGTTCTTCAGAGTGCCTAGCTGTCTGCTAGCCTAAGCGCATCTAACAAGGTGCGCTTCAGGTTAGATTACAGCATGTTTAGGCTTGTTTGTCAAGCTCTTTCTGTACTTGCTCCACAAGACCTGTTGCCCATGCCTCCCATTGCCTACAACGGGGTTCCAGATCGCCCGCGAACGTTTCGGCTTTGAACATATAGCGACGCCCAGATGCCACGCGGTCAGCCCCCACAGCCGCCCGCAGTGCCTCAAATTCCGCCGGGCTAGCGTCCCCGGCGCGATGTGCTGCCTCTATACACCAGCACAGAGACGGGTAGACGCCCGCACCTACTAGCGGGCGTTGCGCAGAGTGCTGGATGTACGGGCGCAGGCGTTCGGCCAGGGTTTGCATGTTGGTTCCTTTCGGGTTTTAGAGGGTTTGGCCGCGATAAGTGATAGTGATTGGCGCTTTAGCGATCCAGTATTTGATGTTGGTAGTCCGCACGCCAACGCGGTGAAACGCTCGGTTAGCTTGCGCATCCGAGAACGCGCCGTGCTTGTAACGGGTAGTAGTCAGCTTGTACTGCTGTTCTAAGCGGGTCAATCGGGCGTACATAGCAGGTGCGCCTACGTGCTGCCATTCCGCCTTGCTTTCATCGGGGCTGACGCTGCGCGCGGTACGGGTAGCGTCCCGCATGAAGGCGCGCAACTGGTGCAGGGCCGGGTTGATCTTTCGCATGTTCGTTTCCTTTCGGTTGCTGCCTAGCTTGTCTAGGTTAGGCTTTCGGTATTCTATCACAGTCCGTAGGACTCTGGCAAGGCCCGATCTTCATCGGGACTACTGACTAGGTGAGCCTGTTAGGGCGAAGCTCTTATATAGTGTCTTTTCAGACACCACAGATTGTGGTTTGGTAAGACATTTCACATTATGAAATGAACATAAAGAGCGACGTTAGAAACGCCGGGAGTAAGCAGGCACATTAGCCGAAACTTTCCCCGACTATCTTACCTCAGCAGATAAGACAATCAGGGACTAGAGCCAGCGGCGATGCGTGCTGTCCTAGTGTACCGGAATCACATATGCCCACAAGTCTCAGGCAGTATGTCGGGAGTGCAACCCGACCGGCGAACTAGGCGAAGGGCAGAGCCTCACGCTTCTAGTGTACCGGAATTACATACTACGGCAGGCGCAGTGTATAGAGCCATGCTTACTGCAAGGCCCTAGGTCACTACGTCAGGCCAGCACCCCAACACCGCTGGCAGCCCACTCAATCGTCTCTGCTGCTGCCTCAGCTTCTGCCGCCCGCTGGGCATCCTCTACTCGGTAGTCCGCAGCTTGCTTGCGCAAGGCAGCAGCACAGTCACGGGCTTCTGCGGGGAATGTACGCACTGCGCGATCCAGTTGTGCCCACAGCTTGAGCACGCGGGAGCTGCGCCCCTCCCGCGCTTCGGGGCTGGCGTTATGGAGCGGGTGGCGGGCAAGGGTTTCGATGAGGGATACGGCGTTGCGGTGCATGGCGGTACTCGGTTGTGCTGCAGTGGTGTTAATGTACCCCAGCCCGGCCACGGTGTCAAGCGGTACGCGAAGAAAAGCAGTGGGTAGGCATGACTAGCTAAGAAATACGCGCCGGCGCCCGCGTAGCAAGGGCCGTGCCATGAGCGGCGGCTTATATGCGGGCCGGCTTATGTGCGGATATGCGGATGTACAAATATAAGCGGTGGCGCATATTCGCGTCAACTTATCCCTGCCATCTGGAAAGGCGCACGGGGCGTTTGGGTGTTTTCAGTTTGGAGTACCCCCGCACAAAATTGTGTCGTTTTAGAAAGTCACTTCTTACGCCGCTTGTACTCCTGCATAAGCGCCTGGCTGATCCCTTGTATAGCGTACGCTTCCTGCTCTGCGCCTGGCTCATTCTCGCTTATACCTCGTGCGTACGCCTGCCACACATGCACAGCTTCGTGTACTAATAGCGCATACGCCTCTAGTGTCTTGGCACGCCTCCAGTAGTCATCGTGCAGCGCCACCAAGGCGACTAGATTACCGTCTACAGTAGCCCATTGCGTGAAACCGTGGCTACCAAAGCGCTCTGTGCGAATGCCGTATAGCTTGCCCACGCGATCAAACTCGCGTTGCCCTAGACACAGGTGCAGTACAGGCCCAGGCATACTTATGTGATACGACAGCACGCTCATAACACCGCCTTGTTGAACGCCTTAACAACCTCACCGCGAGTAGTCTCCAAGGGCTTGCCATCTTGCGGGGTGTACGTCACGTAGGCGTGCATCGGTACTCGCTTGTTGCAGTACACCAGCAGGCTATGCCCGTAGATGAACACGCCCTGCACCGTGCATCCAAGCACACTCACTGCATCCTTCGGCAGCTCCGCACCACGCAACTCGGTATTGAATCGCACCTCGATCATGTCTCGGCTCTGATACGGGCACACTGCGGACTCTGCATGCGGCTCTACAGCAGCGATGTGCTCGGCTACTACGTCAGAACAGGTGTCAAAGAAGTCCTTGAGGCTATCTGCGGCTACCTGATCTCGTGTGGTACGCAGGTAGTTGAGTGCCTCTACAGCCCATTTGGTTAGCTGGCCCCCGTTTAGCCCAAGGATCGGTGGCATATCCTGTGATTTCAGCTTAGTCATTGTCATAGTTCTCGCATGACGCTACGAAAGCGTCGTTGTTCTGGTACGTTTGCTACGCCAAGCAGGCGTAAGTCCTGCTGGATACGTGCGTTAGCTGCCTCGGCAGCCATCTTAGAGGCTTGTTTGTCCTGATCTACCCGCAATGCTTCCTGTACGTGGCTCACTAGGCCCGCCAATGCGTCAACACGGTCGTCGTGTACAAGGCATCCAGTCTTCTCCGTGATCTTGCTGAGTTGCCACATACCGCTGTAGAGCTTCTGCTTGGTCAGCTCGTAGCTAGTTGTAGTCAGGTGGTCATCCTCAAGTGCAGTCCGCGTAAACACAAGACTGCCGCGCCCGATTACAGGGGCTAGTACGTTTATGATACGCTTCTCTTTGTGCCCAGTAACCATCACGTCAGTTACTGAGGTGCCCGCCGAGTGCGTACCTACGTGCGCCCGCTGCATGATCGGGGTAAACACCGCCGAAAACGCCCCATACCCCATGTTCTTCTCGATAGCCACAGCGTCTAGCTTGTACCTACACAGGTGCTGTGCCAGAAGCTCCAACGTCTCAGTGCTGTACCCGCCACGTACCCCGCCCCACGACAGGACGTACACAGTGGAGTTACTTACGGTGCCGATGACGAAAGCAGTCTCGTCCGCATTAGCCCCGCCGGCAGCAGGGTCTACAAAGGCTACTACCCTGCCAAATGGTACGACGCTGTTGCTAACGTCCTGTGGTGCCATAAGTACATACTGCTGCCCCGCTACATTCTTGTGGATGTAGCGCTCCTTAGACATACCGCGTACAACCTGTACTGGTACGAACCCATTGAGGTGGGCGTCTAAGTACACAAGCTGCTCGGTGCGCAGCGGGAATCGCCCAGCATCAGTAAGCCGTGTGCTGAGCATGTACTGCAACATGAACGCAGCCTTACCGATCTGCAACTCTTTCTGCTGTAGCGTACTCTCGCTTCGTAGCTCTGGGTCAGTAGGCTTGCCCATGTCACCTAGTAACCCGCCGCCAGTGCGCAGCTCTGGTGCTTGGTGTACTGCGTCTACGATCTCCGGTGCCAGCGTATCGCCGTACTCTTTCTCTTGCGCCTCGGTAGGGAACCGACCCGGCCATACACGCACGGTTACACCACGACCTGGTAGGGTGTTGTAGATACTGTCGCCAGTTTGCGGTGTACCTAGCCAGATAGTTCGGCCATGTCGGAACGTCTCAGTAGTAAACTCCGTAGTACGCGCCTGCGCTACTACTAGGTTGGCGAACTCGTTGGTTAGGTTAAGCAGGAACTCACGCTTCGTCTGGGTGTCCGCATTCTTTAGGGACTCCACATCGTCCACCAGCAGCAAGTCCGCCCGGTTGCCCGCCAGGTTGGCTGTGACGCCAAGGCACCGCACGCTGGGGGATTTGTCCACGCCCTTCAGCGAGTAATGCACATCCATGCCTGTGGCTGACGTGCGATCCCCAGCGCTGCGGTCTGGCTTGAGGCACGCCAGCACCTCCCAGGACGTTATTAAACGGCCCACAAGCCCCGAAATATCCGAGGCAAGCTGCTCCCCTGCGGACAGGATCAGAACGCGGCAGGAGGGGTTGTGAAGCAGCGAGAAGGCACAGAACAGCGCGGCGATTGTCGTCTTCGCCTGCCCACGCTGGGCCTGTACCATGATGTCCTGCGGCCCCACCTCCATGAAGTTCCCGATCAGCTTCTGCACACGGCTAGTACCGAAGCCTAGGAACTTCATACCGTCCACCAGGAACGGCTCGAAGCGGGTGTAATGGCCCTGCACCATTCGCAGGGCCTGCACACGCATACTAGCGTCCATTATTGCAGGAACGGGTTAGAGCTACATGCCTGCGCCAGATCGTTAGTCTTAGCGAACTCTTCTTCAGTCAGGGGGCCTTTCTTAGACAGCGTAGCTGCCAGCTCGCGCAGCTTATCGTTCTCTGGTACTGCCGTGATCTTGTTGTGGTGCAGGAACGTAACTGCCACGCCACCATACGAGGCGGGGGCTGTGACAGTGCGTACACTGCCGTCCTTACCAACTACCTCAACCCCGTCTCGCAGAGCACGCATGATCCAGTCTGCGAGTACAGAGTGCAGTTCCCTTAAGGTCGTTTCGTTTGCCATAGTTTCTTTACTTTCGGGATCACGTCCAGCACTGCGTTTACTAGCATGAAGAACGTGTAGATGACGGTGAGTACCAGCAACACGTTAGGTAGTGTTGCCCAGAACTCGTTGATTAGCGTAGCAGCGGGCGGTACTGCGCTGGCCGCTACCTTAGCGATAGTCGATTCCGTAGTCATTAGCTTGCTGCAACTCCTAAGATAGTGAAACTCATGGCCGGCTCTGCTGCCGTTTCTGTAGTGGCCCCTGTGTTAGTCACTCGGATAATACAGTACCCAGGGGCGAAGCGCAATACGCTTGCTGTGACACCAGTGTACAGCGCACCGCGTCGCACAACTACGGGCATCTGAGATTCGGTGATGTACGTGTTGTTGAGCTGGAACTCGACACTAGCGCCCGCCCCCAACGCACCTGGGGCCATTTTGATAGACCCCTGCGCGGCATTGAGAGTCACGGCTGTGGTATGCGAGGTAGTCTGCACTACAGACCCGCGCAACGCTGCCGGATACTGCGTGATGCCGGCGTGTTCGGTATGTCCGACTGTCGCCCAGAGCAGCGCTTGCTCAACAGACGAAACTGGCGCGTCAATCCACGATCCCCATGTGCCAGCTATTTTGTACCGTACTTGATTTTTAATTCCTGATGTTTTAGCGACGGCGCATGCAAATTGTACAGCATAAGAAGCCCCGGACGGGTCTAGGGCTCTTGTGTCGATGTTTGCGGATGCGTCTGTAAATGGGGCGTTTAACGCCCCGGCATTGCTTGAATCAATATAATATGACCCGGTGGCGGTTGCGCTGTTGGCGTCGCTGATTGCTGAACGAATCCAACCTCCGATCAGCCGGCCCGGCAGGCGATCATCCGGGATCGTTCCCGCAATTAAATTTGATGCACTCCCAGACGTGGCGATTGCAGCAAGCCCCAGCAGCGTCCGCGCCTCCGCAGCGTCAGCGACAGGTGCGAACGTGCCGCGAAACCAGCTCGACGTGGTGTACAGGCTGGCAGGCCCTCCGGCGGCGGTATAGAATGGGGTACCTCCTGTTGTAGGTGTTAGAGCCCCGATGTACGCCAGTGCTGAGCTAAGGCGGGAGTTGCTTATGGTACCCGATGTTACAGCGTCCGCGCTATGGGTATGCGATGCGGCAGCAGCCCCAACCTCGGTGTTAGTGTACGTGGGCTTCGTAGCAGCCTTAGCCCACACGTAAACGTCGGACGCCGGCAGCGACGACGGCGTACCAGAAATCTCCCCGTAGGTGTAGCTAGGCTTCGCAGGCTGCTTGGCCCAGGAGTACACATCAGAGGCTGGTAACGACGATGGGGCACCAGTTAACCATGCATACGCAAACGTCTGCCAGCTAGCCGATCCAGCAGTGTTACCCGCAACCAGCACCTTGTTCTCGCTAGTAGTACCCGTAGCCGGTACATGCTGGTTGCCGTCGCCTAACGGATGCGTGTAATTATTCGCGCCAGCCGCTATGCCATCCAGCTTGCTCTTGTCTGCTGCACTCATGGTGCCAGTCTTACTGGCAGTAGCCGGCGACAGGCGGGAATCACCGCCCTTTACGAGCTGGCTGTTCGTAGCATCACCGGAGGTAGGTACACTGTGCGTGACAGCGTTGGACAGGCCCATAGCTTCGATAGCCTCTGCCTGTGAGTCCGCCATCACTAAGTCCGCTCCTACAGACCCGAGGCCCAGGATGTCTTCTACACCAAAGCTAACCTGCAAGCGCCCTGCGGTGTTGAACACACCCGCACTGCGCAGGATGATACCGATGATGCGGTCGGACGCGGTAGCGGTGATGCTAATAGAGGCTTCGCCGTCAATAGTACCATCATTAACCATGATAGTAGATGTACCCACCGGTAGGCGTACTAGCGTGCTAAACTCGCGCTCTTGTCCGACTGCCGGCGGGATATGCAGTGTGCCAACCGTGGTCAGATCAACCCCGTGGTTATTGTCGGACTTATTCAGGCTATCGCCTGCCGCAACAGTACGCCACGTAAACGGCGGCGGGGAAGTAGCTACAATGCTGCGGATAGGGTACTGTGACCAGTCCAGTGCCTCCAGCGCGATGTAGCGGGACTGGCGCTCGGCCAACACCCGTGCGTTACGGGACTCGCCTGGTGTAGTAGACCAGTCGATCAGCGCCGGCTTAGGCGTCTGTCGATGGATGATGACGTAGGTGTTCTCCGCAGGTGGTGGCGTAATTGTAGCTACGTTGTCAGTTACAGAACGCGCAAGCTCCGTAACCTCGTCTGCCTCGTCGTCGTACAACCAGGCTTTAACGTGATTGTCGCTGATACGCTCGAATGTGATGGGGAACTCCGTAGTAAGTCCGTCAGCAATGTAGCGGACTTGGCTAGTAAGTTCCAGTGCTGTGATGATTGGCATGTGTTACTCGAATGGGTATGTAATAAACTTGTTGGCTGGGGCTGACATGATGGCGATGTCGCTTACTTGGATGGTGCGCCCGTACCCCGCACCACCTAGCGGCCCCTGCGTATTTACTAGCTCCACGGTAACGAGGTCAAATGGGTTGAACGCAGTGGCGTAGTCTACCGTGAATGTCTGCCCCAGCACATGCACGCGGCACCAGCTACTTGCCAGAAGGCAGCTAAAATCTAGACGTAGCGTGTGATTCGCCGGGATAACCTGGAACGGCGCTAGCTGTACCCAACCCTCAGCAAAGTTAGTTAGCCTACATAGGTAGCCGCCAAAGTTACACAGCACGCAGCCGAAGCCACTGCTCGACCACACCTGCAATAACAGGTCGGTGGTGCTGGTAGTACCGTTCAGTGTGGTAGCCCAGGTAATATCCCAAGCGCCAAGCGAGCCCGGCGGGCTGGCGAACATTCGTGACTGAAAGTACAGCCTGCCACCCGTGTACTCTGTAGCAACACCACATAGGCTGTACGTGCGACAATTACCAGCCCCGCGTGGTTGCAGCACCCGCGTGTCCCCTTGGTACGCGTCGAGCACGCTATGGTACGGGTACGCCGGGTACGGTACGGCGTCATCGTGTACCTGCCACACCGATCTGTAGCGATCTTCGCCAGGCGGCACAGGAGTTTCTGGCAGCCACGGGCCATGCATGTGCAATTGAAGCGGCCACGGGTCTGCTGGGTCTTTGTTGCAGCCGAACACTTGCTGCGGTTGCAAAGGTGGGCGCCGCTTTGTCAGCAGCGCCACCTCTAGCCCTCGATGTGGGCGCATTAGTTCTCCTCGCCGTTAGGCAATGTGTTAATGATGTTGCGGTAGCCTGGTAGGGTAGCCATGAAGCTGTTACGTGCAATGTTCTGCCAGTCAACCCCATCCTTACCGTCTGGCTGAAATACCTTGTACCAGTCGTTGACCATCTTCACAGACGGTGCTCCGATACCGCCGAAGAACAACTGGCCCTGCTTAGCCAGCAAAGGGTTAACGTATGGCTCTGCCCACGTATCCAGTGCGAATGGCCCAAACTGGTTTACAGCAATCCCGAAGATGTTCGGGTACAGGCCAGCCATAGACGACAGGTTGATCGCACCCAGCGCGATCTTCGCCGGGCTGAGCTCCTCTTTCAAGTACCGCTCTTTCTCGTCCTCCGGCATACCGATAGCGTTCATCTGCACCCGCAGCATGTACGCCGGGGCAAGTGCGAGCATCTGCGCCATCATGATGGTCGCGGACATAGCCCACCCGTGGGACTCTAGCGTAGCCTTGAGCTGCTTCTCGTGCGCCAGTACGGAGTAGTTCTGGAACTGCATGAACATACGCCCAATGTCGTTATGCATGTATGGGGCACGCTCACCAGCGAATGCCTCCTGAATCACAACACCTACCTGGCGGCGCAGGATACCTGCGTACTCTACAGCAATGTCCGGGTGGAAGTCCGCCAGGTTGAAATTAGCCACCTCGCCGTTCTTGACTACCACCTTTTGCCAGCCGGGGTCGGCCTGCACACGCTTGATGAAGTCCGGCGTAAGCCCTGCCCGCTCTGCGAACGTCAGCTCGTGTGACCGGAAGGACTTGTCGCCCGACATGTGTCGGATGTACTTGCTGTTAAGCTCGCCAGCCACGAAGCGCTGCTGTACTGCATGGATAGCCCGGAACAAGTTAACCTTGTACATCCAGTCTACCGAGTCGCGCAGTACACGTTCGATAACACTGTTAGCTACGGCAGGCACCATGTCGCTATCTCGGTCGAACCAGGGCACGTTATTCTTGTAGCCGGTTGTGCCGTACTCGAACCCTCCGACAAGCTCTACACTCCGCAACGTGGGGTCTGCACTGGCAGGCAACGGCTTACCGTTAGCCAGCGCGATAGCCTCCTTACGCAGACGGTTGAACGAGGATACTTCTCGCAGCAGCGTCGTCATACCTAAGTGCTGTGATAAGTTCACAGTCTCCGCCACCTGGGCCACAGACGAGCCTGCCATGCGAACCAGGGATGTAGCCAGCATACCGATGTTAATCGCAACGGACTTCACGTCGCCGAATGGCTCGCCGTACAACTCTGCAACGCCTTGGTCGAACCGCAGCAACTCATCCCGAGTTACGTTGGTGTTTGCATCCTTAGAACCCTGCTGCACCAGCATGTCTCGGATAGACGCGATGCCTGCGCGGCCACCGATACCAACGGATACACAGCCAATGTCAGCCGACACCTTGCGTGCCTGCTGATCCAGTAGACGTGCGTAGTTGTTGTCGTAGAAGTCAAGCAGGCGCTTACCAGTACCGGGTACTGGTGCAGTCATATCTAAGCGCATACGATGGCGGGTGTGGCTATCCTTGCTACCCTCAAACAAGCCACGCAGTACGAAGCGTTCCTGCGTACTCAGGTGCGTAAACTCACCGAGGATAGCGTCTACATCGTCGATAGCCCCGCCACTGTTAAGCTCGAACGCTGTGCTATGCCCGCCTACTGCACGGCTGCGTGCCCGCTGCAAGTATCGTGCTACGAACTCGTCTATGAACTCTGCATCCCACGGCACCATCACCGGTTGCTTGTTAGGCCCGGTTGTGACTAGCACGCGCTTACCGTTGACGATGGAGGTCTGCTGCTTGGACGAGGTTTGCGACAACTGATCCCGCAGCACCTGGGCCAGCCCCGCCAGCTCGGCCTCTGTGGCGTCAACAAGGGCCTCTGTGGCGAGCTTCTGAGGCACGTAGGTAGTGGAGTCCAGCCCGACCAAGGATTCCCAGCCGGGGGCCTCTCCGTTGATCTGGGCGTCCCTCAAGCGGGTGCTCAGCGCCCCGACCAGATCGGCAGCCTCTTTCACAGCAGGCTCGACGTTGCGCACCATCTGCGGCCCGACCGAGGACTTCGCCCGCTCTGCCAGTTCAAGACGCACAAGGCGGTTGAACTCTGCTCGCAGCTTGTTCCCGCCGAACAGGTAGTCCATAGCACGGTCACGCAGACTGATCTTACGTGCAGTTAGGTACTTACGATATGCTGCGTTATCCTCGTTGACGAATGAACCAGTGATCTTGTTGTACTCCAGGTGTGCCCGCATCGTTGCGGTAGGTACACCTTGCGTTGTGGTCTTCTCGAACAGGTTCCAGGCTGCGTACCGCAGCACAGGGCTACGGCTGCGGAGCATACTCACTGCTGCGGACGTGAGGTACGGCATACGAGTAAGCCAACCGTCAATGCGTTCCTTCAGGTCGGGCTGGTTCCACATGCCAGCAGGATCGCCGGCACGCTGCATAGTTACTAGCTTAGCACGGATAGCTGCAATGTCTGCTGCTGCGTGCATAGCCCGCTCTTTCTCTGCCGGCGTGTACGTGGCCGGGTCGCGGATAGCTAGGTCGTAATGCGGTAAGCGGTGCAGCCCCAAGTCCTCCGGCTTTAGCTGGGCCTGCTGCGTGATCGGTGTCCACGGCGGTAGGTTAAACGCCGGAGGTGCTATAGCATTGTCGCCTATGGCTACGCCTAGCCTACCGCCGTGCTGTGCTACCAATCGTGGGTTGGATGAATCTCCTAGGAATACTTGCCTAACTGTTGCAGACATATCCATCATCCCAACCGCAGGAATCCTACTAGCTGTGGCTACTGACACATCTCCAGCAAGCACGCGGGAAAGTGTGTCATGCACTGCTATACCAAACCCGTTGCGGGACGATACACCAAGTACACCCAGAACCTTGCTGGCGATACTGCGTAGAACCCGAGCTACACCTGTGCGGAGTGTGATACCTCGCGTACTGAGGCTATCGCTAATCACATTTACGAACTGCTCTGCCCATAACTCCAGCACGCTAGAGTGATACCCAGGCCCGCCGTACTTTAACTCCCCGCGCACAATCTTGGCAAGCGTCCGCATGTCTGTGCGCGGATCATCAAGAAAGGCATCGGAGAAGCGGTCACGAATGGCCTGTTGCAGTGCGCCGCCATCACTCACGCTGTGCATCCACTGATCCCACGCAGAGCGCACCTGCGAAACAACTGCCGGATTCTCTTTGTGTAGAACTGCGAACCCTACGACGTGCCCGAACTCATGCACGGCGGTGTGCATGGGGTTGTTTGGCACAATGGCGACGGCTGGAATACGGATGCTGTACACCAGCTCCCCGTTCAGCTCGCGCACCCACGCGCTCGGGTTATGCCCGTCCTCGGCGTGACCTACCGCAACCTTAATCCCCGACAGGTATGTACCGGCCAGCAGCTTAATCAGTTCAAGTTGCTCTAACTCGAAGTCGTTTGCGTCTTCTCGCAGCAGTGATACAACAGAGTGTTTTGCTGACGGGTCTAGTGCAGAGGCCGGGTCTACACGCTCAAGTACCCGCACCCTGGCGTCTAGCTCACGAGCACGCAGGTCGTGAGCTGTAGGATTAGCCTGGGCAGCCTCGCGGGCATCTGCGACCGCCGTGGCCGTGTGCTTGTCAACACCTGCTGCGAGCTGTTCCGCTATAAATGACTCCCGTTGCAGCTTGCGCGTTACCAGCGCATCCGCTGCCACAGCCCTTTCTCGTGCTGCGGCCAGCTTAGCCTCACGCGCCGCCTGTTTGGCAGTGGCAGCAGATTCTTTATCGCGCTGTACCTGCTCTTTAGCTAGTCGCTTAGCCTCGTCCGCCGCAGCTTTGTCGGCGTCCTTCTCTAGTCTAGCAATAGCCAGACGCTGGTTCTCTCGCAGGCGTGCTAGTGTGTCCTCCGCCTTGCGCAGCTCTCGCGTAATACGGGAGTTAGTGTCTGCCTTCGACATACGCGCAGGCTTGGATTTCAGACGTGCTACTTCCTCCTCGGCAGCCCTGCGCAGCTCGTCTTCCCGTGCGATACGTGTCAGGTCTGACTGCCGCCGCTCCAGTACCTTGACAAGATTGGTAACTGCGCGGTGCTTAGCAACATCCTCCGACTTCTTGTTAGACACGCCAGCTAGCGAGTCCCGCAGTTTGCGCATACTACCCAGCTTCTCCGCTTCCGCCTTGCGTACTGCCTCGGCTTCCACTTGCTGAGCACGCTTGTGTAGCGCCTCTGCCAGCGAGGTAAGCCCCTGTCGTCGTGCAATGCTGCGCTCATCGGCCAGCTTACCAAGTGTCTGGGCCAGGCCACCAACTGCTTTAGCGTACTGCGCACCGTCTCGGGCAATAACGCCATGCTCTACTGTAACGCCAAGGCGCTGGGCAGCCTCAGTGATAGTCTTCTCGACAACCTCTGTAGCCACACCAGTATCCTTCGATACCTGCTCTACCGTAGTGGAGTCCATACCGGACTTACGGATAGCGTCCTCGACTGTACGCGCCTGCTGCTCGGGCGACAGTTCTGTGACAACCACCGTGTCTGGTTGCTTCGTGGTAGGTGGGATAGCAACATCTTCGGTGACGTTACGGCCTGTGATAGTTGCAGCAGCGGAGTCCTCTGCCTTAGCAGCTACTCGATCCATCGCCTGCTTTACGTGCGGATCACGAACAAACCCGCCGAACATGGCTTCCCCGCCGACACCTGCAATCGTGCCAGTAAGTATGTTAACCCAGGCATCCTCGGCAGTAACCTGTCCAGTGATGCTGTTCTCCAGGCCGACGGCGATTGCCGACCCTACCGCGTTCTCTACAATTGACGACCCAACTGCGGATGCCGTTTTACCTGCACGCACAAAGGCAGCCGTGCCGACTCCAATACTACGCATACCGGCAGACACAAGTCGCCCAACACCATACCCGCCAAGTGGGTCTGCGATGATACCACCGACGAATTGCGAGGCACCGCTATACTTAGCCATCTGTTCAGCCGCCATACGGCGTACCTGAATCTTGTTCACGCGGAAGGCGAACTCCTCCGGCGATTGGCTGTCATCGGCGTACTCATACTCAGACGCGGTGAAGTCCCGCATCTGCTCTTTGTCCTTGACCCACGTACCCGTAGCAGGCTTGAAGATGGGGTCTACAGCTAGCTGCAACACCGCTGCCGTAAGGCCCACCCCGCCGGCTACCGACTCCTTAGCAGTACCTCCTACACCCGCCCAGAACTCGTTGTGCGCTGTAGCGTTGTCGCGGAACTCACGGTACAGTTCGTCCCCGAGTTTGTTCCAGTCGTATCCGCTACGCAGCTCTGGCATAGCAGGTACGTACTTGGCGATGCCTGCTGTGCGCTTGGCGTACTCCTTATCGAATGCTGCCTGCGCTTCCGGGCTATTACTGAACAGCTTACTGACGTAAGCGCGGGTCTTGTCGCCCCATTGCGCCTTATCCCAGCCGCCGTGGTAGGCGGCAGTTGCAGCTTCCCAGGAGCCGAACTTCTTGAAGTTCTCCTCCATAGTAAGCCGCTGCAAGAGGATAGCATCGTCCTCGTTGAACGGGTCTAGCTTGCGACCGACACGCGAAGACCAGGCGTTGACGGTACTAGGCAGCATCTGCGCCAAGCCCTGCGCACCGGCAGGACTTACTGCCTGTGGGTTAAACGAGGACTCCGCAGCGATCTGCCGCTGGAACAAACCTTCCGGTGCGCCGACCTGTTGCTCGGACTCCCGCAGCTTCGTAAGAATTTCTTGTGCCAATTAAGACTCCTCTGGTTATGGAGGCCATTTAACCTGCTCGCTGTACGTCCAGGTACGCGGCTTGCTCTTGTCTATCGTGAAGATAGACGACTCTGCCTTCTTAGGGGCCTTGCGCATCATATCCCCTAGCGCCTTGTACGTGGTTTGTCGTACTACCGGCATCGGATTACCGTCGCGTGCATTCTCCATCATGACTGTGATGGATAACTGTCCGCCAGAACCACCGGCCATCTTTATCACCCGGTTGCCCTCTCCGACGAACTGCTCGACAGCATCGTCGAACTCGTCGCTAGGGTCAGCGTGAATCCAGTCTGCCTCGTTCATACTGCGGCCAGCAAGTAGCTTATCCTGAAGCGTACCTGTGTTCCACATATCCACTATGATATGTCGGCCAGTGCTGTGTAGGTTGCCGTTAGTGCGAAGCTGCGTGAACACCTGTTTGGCCGCCTCTGCTAACGGTAGCCCGGACATAGAAGCAAACGCTTGTGCTGCGTCTTCTAGGCGCCCTGCCAGCGGAGCTAGTGTTTCGTCTGTCACTAGGCGATTCATGATACCACGCCCACGAACCACACTCATGAACGTACCAGTCCACGAGTCACGCCCGTTAAGCGCGTCGCGGAACCCCTGCATAACGTCCTTCCTATCCTCGGATGTTACCTTTATAGGCAGCGGCTTGCTGGGGTCTGTCAGCGAGGTAAGGGCTACGTTAGGGTCTTGTGATCCGGGCTTGATCTCTGCACCGTCGTAAACGGATAGGACACGCTGCATACGTGCTGCAACAGTCGCATCCTTGAACATAGCCGCCGTTGACATGCCGGCGCGGCGTAGCCGTGCAGCGGCGTTATACACCTGCACCATCTTTCCAGTATCCAGCTTACCGCCCTGCACCGCTGCTTGATACTGCGAGGTAAGCCACGCAGCAGGCTCATCGAAGGAGCTACCAGACGCCACTGCGTAGGTCACGATGTTGCCGAGCTTCGCGCTAGCGGCGTCATCTAGTGGGCCTGTCTGCTGAAGCATCGGATACAGGTGCTCCTTGTATACTGCTGCCTCACGCGCATTACGCTTGTGTACCTCAACAGCAGCAGGGATAATCCCGCCGCTAAGTACTGCACGCGCCACAGTCGTTTGCTCGTGCAAGTCTAGTTGCGCCCCAGCAAGCAGCTTAGCACGTTCCAGTGCGTCCCGTACAGCCTCCCGCTGCATCTCTTTGAAGTACCCGTGAATCTGGGTCTGTGCCCGTACAGAGTCGGATACCCCGATGAACGGCTGGCGAGAACCTGTGGTTTTGCGCCACTGGTCGTTTAGCGCCTGTACCTGCCCATTGAGCCAGCTTACGGCCTTAGCCTCGTCCCCGAACTCCTCTAACTTATTACCTAGCCGCAGCGTAAACAACTCCTGTACCTGGCCGTGGAACGGCTCAGATATTGGCATACGCATTAGCTGCCGCTCGTTGGTGATTATTGAGTTCTCCAGCCGCGCACGCTGTACCGGACTAAGCGAAGCAATCTCCGGGCTTTCCACAGCGGCCCATGCTGCGTGCATGTTACCCTGCTCTGCAAGAAGGCGGATGCTACCCTCCACAGCATTGGCGTGCTCGTCGTCGCCCTGCCCAGGCGGCTTAACCAGGCTACTTAGGAACGACTGCCTAGTCTGATCGTTGACAGGTAGGTCGTATTTTGACGCTGCACTGAACAGTTCCGCAGAGGTCAGTATGTTACTGACCTGCGCCTCCGCAGCACGTACCCGCCCATAGCGTACTGCGGCTTGGGTATGTGCGGCAAACACCTGCGGGAGGCTACGCGCAGACGCCTGCATAATACTCGCGTCTGTCTCTGCATCGCCGGTCATAGCCTGCTGCATTGCACCTGCTACGTGCCGCTGGAACTGTCCCGCATCCAGCTTGGCGTACTCGTCCATGTTCGCCATGATGCCGGCAGCCACAGACGACGCCCGTGCGTTGGTTTCGTAGATACGTGCCCCTGCTACGGCATCCCCATCACCGAATACCTTGGCGAACCACGGACGCTCCTCGGCGATCTGCTGAATAGTTTCGCCGGCAGCAGCACGCTGCATACCTGACACGAATGCCTCGGTACGCGCCTTCTGAATCATAGGGCCTAGCACCGGAGCGGCTACGTTCATAAGCACTTGAAGTGTGCTGTCTGTCTGTGGCTGCTGTGGTAGTGTTGCCTGCTGTTGTCCAGATACCTGGGCGAATGCTTGCTGAGGTACTTGCCCTGTGGCGTAAGCTGCCTGGGACTGTACCACGCCTGGAACTTGTGCTGTGCTCACTGTGTGTAACCTCCGCCATACGGAATAAGCCACGGCATGTGTGTGTTGCTGGGCACTACTCCTGGTGTTTGAAACGTCACACCCAACGGCTTAGGCTGCTCTGCTGTAGCGTTAGCTGCGGCCTGCATTGCCTGACCAGCGCCAGCCTTGAGCATCGCGTACAGCGGCGACACCTCTGCGATGCGGTTAGCCACTGGCCGTTGGAATTGCTGGCCTACAGTAGTGTACCCTAAGTCCTGAGAATGCGTGATCTGCATAGCAAAGCGGGCCATAGCTGCGCTGTTACTGGCAGCAACGTCTGCTCGTTGGTTCTTTAGGTACTGCTGCTGGCGGGCGTTTCGCAGTGACGTGGACAGTGCGATTGCATCCGCAACGCTGCCTACTGCTCCTAGCGCTGCTGCCTGTCCCATTTGCTCGCTGGCTGCGATACTAGCCTCAAAGTTCTGAGCTTGCAGGTTGGCGTCGGTACGTACAGCGGACTCAGCAGCGGCTAGGGCTTCCGCGCTAAGCTGCGCCCCCGCCCTACGATTGTTCAACGAGCGAGCTTGTGTTGTGTACGCGGCCTGCGCAGCGGCTAGTGTGTTGTTGGCGAATAGTACGTTAGCATCCGCGCCGGCCTGTGCAACCGCCAGATCGTTCTGGATGCCTATCATCTCGTTCTGGTACTTCGCATCCACGTAAGCACCAAACATCTGGATACCCGCCATGATGGCGTTTGGATTCATAGTCGTGCCCCTCTGGCAAACCGCTGACCAGTAAGGCCAACTGAATGCACTACGCATTGATAGTTACCCCAGGATCGCACTGTGACCGACGAGGCAGTCGCTGGCGCCCCGATGTAGTGCCTGATCTCTTTGTGCGTTAGCGATACCTCGTCCAGCGGGGACACCACAGTAAAGGCGTCGTACACTCGTGTGTTACGGTGGCCTAGCACCCCGACGGTGATGAACTCCGCAGCTATCTGTGCGTACTGGATTGTGGTATCCCCGTAGCTAACCACACCGGATTGATTCCGTGCTACGAAAGGCTGCGTAGCTATCTCTGCGGTAGTCGAATCGTCGTCCGGTTCTGTGGGGCTGCCAAACGAGAATGGCTGTACGTCTAGCCACACACCGTCACTATCCTTAAAGACTAGCCCCAGCCCGCCATCCAGTGCCACTATACCGATCAGCAGCCCGTATGCCCCTCGGTAAGTAAAGCTGAACCAGGCGGCTTGCTTACGCCCACCGGCCACGTCCAGAACCTTCATGAGCCAGAGCTTGTCGGCTACTCGAACTGCGACCCCGTTAATGTCCCGGCACGGCAGCAGTTGGTCTGCGCCCGCTAGTGCGCCAAGTAACTGCGGGGATACGTTGAATACTTCCGTGCTCTCGGCGTACTGACCTGCCTGTAGCTGCACGACATGGTGAGTGCCGGCTGTTGACAGCGCGTAGGTAGCCAGACCGACTTTAGCTAGCTGAGTTCCGCCTAGCCCCGGATACTCAGCGACCACAGTAAGCGGCGTAGTACCTAGGCGCACATCCCCGCGCAGCATGTACTGTCGCGCACCGACAAGCAGCAGGTGCCTGTCAAACGCCACGAGCTGCGTGATAGTGTCTCGTGTACTCTCAGCAGCACCTAGGGTAACTGTGTCATTCTCGATCGCTGCTGTGATACTGCTAGGGTAGAACGCCAGATAGTCACCTGACGCGGACGCTGCAACAGCACCGTTCTCAGCACACACGATAAGGCGATTCTGAAACGATCCGAGCGCTGTGATCTGCTTACCTAGAAACGGTGGCGGGCTGACAGTTGTGCTGTCACCGGCCACTGGCTGTGTCATATCTGGGAATTCCCAATACGACTGAATCGCGTTCCAGTAAGTTTCGTCAGACGCCAGGAATAACTTGCCGTAGCCAGTCCTGCCAAACACAAGATTCCATTGGATACCGCGCTTACGCAGGCCGCTCTCGCGCCAGGATACCTTACCTGTGGCGCTACCGTCGTCGGTAGCTGCACGCACCCAGAACTTGGTCACGGAATCCGCAGGCTGCACCGCTACTACACTACCGTGTACACCTGCTGGCGGCAGGTTATCTACGGAATCTGTAGTAAAGCTACATGCTACTAGCAGCTCACTATCGTCAGAGGATACAGCCTTCGGAATCTCCGAAAGTGGCGAACCATTGATTGCAATAACGGAGTCGCTAACGCGCACGACAGGCACAGCATTAGCTTGCAGCGCAGCGAACAACTGATCGGCGATGTACTCTACTGTGCTGTGCGCTACAGCCTGTGCTGCGTAGTCCAGTGCAGCCTCGTTGTACTCCGCAGTACGCTCGTTAACCAGACGTTGATACCCAGGATTGGCTTCGACTGCCCATGTGTCGTAGCGCACGGTACAGCCCTGAATCTGTGCGCCAGGGTTGAAGTGGATTACGTTAGGCTCGCTAGCCAGCCAGTAGAATCCGTGGGCGTGCTGTGGCGTACTGGACAGCACATATGTGTTACGGGTGCTGCCGTTAGGAACCTCAACTGTCGGTGGCTGCCCCTTGGTAAATCCCCGGTATGCCAGCCAGTGTACCCCAGGAGCAGACTCGAACATCGTCTCCTGCTTAACAGTGGACTCCTCGGGGTACACCTTCGTGAATGGCGGAATATCGTCTATGACGAGCAGCTCTTGATACGTCGCCTTTGGTGTGTGGTACGATACTGTAACGTCCCCGCCCACATCGTTACGCACAGTGGCTGTGTACTTAGTGTCGTATGCACCGGCCCGAACCCATAGGTAGGCACACTGCTGAAACTGCTCGGCAGCCCCACCATACTTAGGTAAGTCCGAGTGCAGCGGGGCTAGACCGTTAGGTGCAATCACCAGCCAGTTACCGGCACGCGCTGCTGCGGATGTTCCATTAGCCAGTAGCGCAGCAACTACCGTGTCATCTTCGTGGTATATTGTCTCTAGAAACGTACCGTCGTCCTTAACTACTACGGGTTCGCCAGTACCTGGGAGCAACAGCGTGCCCTCGGTACTAATAGCACGCACGGTGCGACGAACCTGCCCGAGCGCTATGTTGGCCTTGGCGGCTGATAGCCGTTGCTGCCCTTGACGCCGGTGAACCCCGCGAATCGGGTCTGGCACGAAGTTGTTACACTTAGCCAGGAATCCGGGTGCTGCCTGTGGCCCCGTTTGCTGGGATACACCCTGCCACAACGGGCCTAGGTCTGTGCTGAATTTCATCGAAGGCCCCAGCGGATACTCTGTAACTGTTGCCCGCGCAGAGTATCGAATTGGTTATGCCGCACGTTGCGGGTATGCTCTGCCATTAGCGCGGCCCGCGCATCGTTAACGCTAAGCATGATCTCCCGTGTCTTCGTACTATCACCGTCGTAGTTGCGCTGGGCGATGTACTGCGCCTGCAACGCTATGTAGTCTGACGCCTGAATCGGCATCTCGTCGAACGGCACGTCGAAGGTTCGCTGCACTGTCACAGGTGTATCGAAGATGTAGGAGTCCCCGTGACGTAAGGATTCGTTCTGTAGCGCCACAGGAAAACTAGGGTCTAGGTTACGCACGGTGATGGTGTTGGCCTTCACGTAGATGCGCCCATCCGCGGTAGGCGCGAGCGTAACCCGCTCAGTATTGAACCACCACCCGTGAGCCAATACTGAACGGGCTGTGGTTCTTAGCGTCTGCATTGCCTCGTTAACCTCGGGGTACGAGGTATCCAGCACGTCAGTCATACCTAGGCCGCGAGCGGCCAGGATGTTGTTTACCGCATCGAGTTGTTGCATGTTGAAAGCCAGCCCATTGCTGGGCTGGCGTTGTTAAGATCAGGCTGCCTTCAGCAGAGCACCGGCCATGCGCGGGTTATCCACGCCGACCGAGAACGAGCCGTAGCTAGTCACCAGATCGGCCAGGGTATCGTCGCTGGTGTGGTACTTGATCGTCAGCGGCAGAACTTCGGCAGCGATCAGGGCTTGCTGCGAGCACAGAACAAAAGGCATATCGCTGAAGTCCACGTTGAAGGCGTTACCGTTCTCGGTGGTGTTCAGCTTATGGCTGGTGATGTTGCTGTTCGGCAGGTTCATGGTGCTGACGACAGGGATACCGAACGCCTTGAGGATCGGGGTACCCGCCAGGTTCTGGCCTTGGCTGGTCAGGTAGTCCTGGTTGATGATCTTCTCGGCTTGGCCCAGCGCCCACAGGTGTTCCGGTCGGCACAGCAGCATGAAGTCCCCGGTAGTCGGGTCGATGTCGCGGTTCTGGAACTTTATGATGAGTTCCATGAGCTTGGAGTAAATCTTGTCTCCGTTACTGGCATCGCCTACCGCGTCGAAGGTCACGGTATTGCCGCCACCGTGACCGTCCGCCAGAGCCACGCCGGTATGGGCAGAGGTAGTCATCTTCGCAGCACGACCTGCCTGGATGATACAGGCTTGATCGTAGAACTTAGCCCACTCGATACCATCGGCACGGGCGAGTTCATCCATGTAGCCCCAATCCATAACGGCCTTCTGCCACACGTCCAAAGCGTGACGGATGTACAGGGTGGTTTCGACCATCAGGGTGTTGCGGCCAGACTTCGGCTCACCAGTAGTTGGCAGAACAGCGCCACGCAAAGCATCCGTGCGGGTAGCGATGGTGGACTTGCCGATAGCGCGTGTCGAGATAACGTTCGTACCCTTCAGGGTTTGGAAACCGATGTACGGCTTGAGCACTTGGCGCCGATCCATTTGTGCTTGGACTTGGCCGGTGTAGTGCTCGATGACCAGCGCGAGTTCGTCGCCGGCACCGCCAATTTGCATCGGGAGGGTAGTGTCGAAAAGAGAAGCCATGAGAGAACCTTTGGTGTGTGGATCAGTTCTAGTGTACCGGAATTACATACCGGCGCACTTTCGATGTAGTAACGCGATTACAGGCCGGCGCGACGAGCAGCCAGGCGGGATTCGGCGAGGGCGCGGAACTCTGGTGTTTGGGCGTAGCGCACACCATACTTGCCCTGCAATGCGATGACGCCTTCCTGGTACGCCTTGGCAGTGACTGCGCCAGTAGTAGGCGGCACGGTAGACGCGCCCTGCTTAACAGCAGCAGCACCATCGCGGTTTGCGGGCACGCTAGCTGCGCGTTGAATCAGTGCCTGAGCCAGCAGCTTGGATGCGGCGTCCCCTTTAGCCAGCACAGCATTGACGGCCTTCAGCTCTTCGGGGTTGGAGTTGGCAGCAGCGAAAGCCTTTACTGCGTTCCAGTCCGCCAGGCCCGCATCCTTAGCCGCCTTGTCCAATTCTCCGTGGAAGGCAGTAACCCCTGCCTGCTGCTTGGATTGCAGCTCGGTAAAGCCGGACTTACCCAGCGCCAGCACGTCAGTGTCCAGCTTGCGTTCCTGCGCTAGAACGTCCATCGCAGACCAGTTACCTTGCTGCGCAGCGACAACTGCTGGGTGGTCTGGGCCTATACCCTGCTTGCCCAAATAGCGCAGTGCGTAGTCCAGGCTAGCGTGGCCGGTAGCCTCGAACTGGTACTCGGTCTGGATGGTAACGGCCGGCGCAGGCGGTGTTGCTGCCGGAACTGCGGTGGTAGCTGTAGGAATTGCTGCTGGATCGGTTTCAGTAGTCATCGTGTACCTGATTGTCGTACAGCCATTTCATTTGCAGTGGCTGCTTGCTGCATGTCTGCCTGTTGCTTGGCGAACACATTCTCGTCGAGTAGCTGCTTACCCAGCTCAGAACCTACGGCTCGGTCTACGTTGGTTACTGCGCGGCGCCAGTCCATACGCTGCTGGATCGGGGCAGGTAGCGCAGCCAGGGCCGTAAGCGCCTGCACAGCGTTAAGCTGCCGGTCTACCTCTGCACCACGGCTTAGCGCCTCGAACCCAGTAGTGATACGAAGGCGCAGCTCCCGCGCTTTGCTGAGGTCGATACCCTCTTTCTTCAGCAAGTACCGCAGCAGCGGCGTCATAAGCGTCGGGGCTATGTGAGCGTGTACCCCAGCGTGTGCGCCCTCGAACTCGCGGACTAGCTGAACGATCTCTTCACGGGTAACTCGTTCTGCATCCCGCACCATAGACTGGTACAGAAGGAATAGACCGCCCAGGTCTCGCTTCAGACCTTCCACCGCATCTTTTAGCAAGGCACCTACTTGCCAGGTTGTGATACCTAGCGCGTTAATGTCCTGGGGTCTGGCTGGGATGAAGTCCCCGGAGCGGCTACTCTGAATGTCTTGTATGTTCGTTTGACCGTTAGGGTCAACGCCCCAACGAATCTCGGATGCTGCTACAAGACCCTTGGCCTGCGCCTCGCATAGTCGCGCAAGTACGAACAAGTCCTGCTGGCACTGCTCACCTAGGCCGCGCCCATAGTGCCGGCCAATTGGTAGAGTCCACGTAGGGATAGCCCACGGGAACTCCTCGTCGGAGGTATACGTCGATGTGTACTTGGCTGGTAGCTGCACATCGTCAACGTACTGCACGATCTTCCAGGCAGCTTCACCATTCGCAAAGCTGCGGGTGGCCCACTGGTAGTGCGTCACTGTACGGGACGGTTCACCTTCGACTAGTCCAGCTACCTCGTCCGCAAGCTCATCCTTACGCAGCTTCAGTGCGATGCAGCACTCGATGATTTGACCGCTACGCTTACGTCGGCAGCGGAACTCTCGAATGTTGTACAGCGTAGGCTCATCGCCGCGCAGGTCTACGAGAACTGTACCAACTACGATCAGGTTAAGCAGTACCTGGATCAGCTTAGGCCGCAACGACGTACCTGCCATACCCGCCATAACCCGCCGCTCTACGACAGCCAGTGCAGAACCCATCTGGTCAATGTCTGCCTCTGTCATGCCTAGCGTTGTCGCCAGTTTAGCCTGCATCTCTGGCGCAATGTCCAGCTTGAAGGCGGGATTCACCGGATCGAACAGGGTTAGGGCCAGCTTGTTCGCCAGATTGCTAACCCCGCGTGCTGCCCAGGACGTGAACTCGTTAACCAGCTTAGGGTCTTGCAGCTCACCCTCGGCCACAAGTACGGAACGATCAGTAAGTCGTGCCCACTTTTCAGCCTGACATACCAACTCCGTGTGCGGGGAACCCATTGCGTTCCATGCTGCGCTTGCGCTCATACGCTAGGCCCCACTTTGAACTTTGCCTGTCGGCGCAGTACCCGCTTAGGGATAACGTCCGCCCCTTGTGTGACCGTAGGCCCCGCCTCGATCACGCCTAGTTTGTCTGCTGCTTGTTGAGCTAACTCCTCTTGTCGTAGTTGAGTGTTGATACTTGCAGCCGCTGCCCCAGCCTGGGCCTGTGCAGCTTGTGCAGATGCTAAGGACGACGCGAGGATCGCCTGCGCCTGCGCATCCGCGTTAGCCCGTTGTTGGTCTAGGATGGCGGACTGCCCGGTCACGTCCATCACCAAGTCAGACGCAACCCCGACGATAGGGTCTACCAGAACACCTACCGCAGCGTCACCAATGTCCTTGATTAGTCCGCCGCACATGACAAGTCCCCTGTTACTGTCTGACCCAGCAGCTCATAGCCTGGCGTACTAAGATACACCCGAGTCATAACCCCGGACAGGCTGTCGCCTGCTACTACGCAATGCAGCTTACGCCGCTTTGCCTCTTGCAGGAGGAACTTAGGTACGTCCGCAATACAGTGTTCTGGATCAGACGCATAACGAACCACGCACATCTCAGACAACACCATCTTATCGGAGAAGTACGGAACCTGCGGCTCTACGACCACCAGATACCCAGACACTAGGAACGCATTGCCTAGCTGCGCCTGACGAACGATGTACGACAGGCACGCATTGTACGACAGAGGAACCTTAGAACCATGTCGCTCTACCCTACGAAAGCATACCTGCACCACATCTGTAATGTCAGGTGCGTCTTTGTCTGTGAACTTAACTACCATCACATTTGAACCTCCAAGCCTCTAGTACGGACACAACGTACTGCTGCCCTAGTCTGTGTGATACACATAAATCCGTGTCTGTCGTACCGCACGTAGGCTTATCCAGCTTCTCCTTTAGCTGCCGGATGAATTGCTCGTTCGGTACAGACAGGATACGAACACCATCCCTGTACTGCTGTACTTCTGTAGACACAACAGCTAGCTGCTCTTGTAGTCTACTGATCTCCTCCTTTAGTGTATTACACCTAGTAGTGAATTGTTTAATTAACTCATCTTCACTAGGTTTATATTGTTTATCTCTACCATTGATTAGTTTGTGTATCCAGTTGAACATTATTGTGCCCCGCTTCTAGTGTACCAGAATTACATACTACTCAGTCGAATGAGAATACGGACTCTCGTACTGACTCAATGTCTAACGTCCCATACTTAGGAACCTCTGGAATCATTGGGTATCTAGCCCGCAGCATCTCCAGTGGTCTATGTCTGTGCAGGTTAACGAACTCCTGCTTTACTAACGATTCAGTAGCATCACCATTAGCTGCGTGCGATCCGTAGTCGTCATGCACTAGGCGCAGCGGTATGTCCGCTTGCTCTGCTGCGACTGATACCATGTGCATGTGGCTTGCGTCGATGCTGTGCAAGAAGTTGGGCGGGAACGACAGCTTGTGCTTATTCACGTCAGCCTTCTCGTTCTCCACCGAGGTGTTTATTCGTATCTGCCTGCCGGATACGCTGCGAACGTTAACCCGCACAGTGTCGTACTGCTGGTGTACCTGCGTTGCGGGGAACCCGCTAGGCGTATCCCAGCGAACCACAGCGTCGTCGCCTAGGTGCTCGACTATGGCTTTTACTGAGCGCTCCATCCACTGCTGCAATATAATGCTTGCAGCCAGTACCCCATCCTTCCGAACCTGCCACAGCGCCTTAGCCAAAAAGGTTGCGGCGTCAAACAAATCCGCACACATCGGCGTCGTATCCTGCTTTAGTACCTTCAGGATTTGATCCCTGGCGCCTAAGAAAGTCACGTTGTACGGTATGGTCATGACCGGCTGCTTCATGACTGAACGGTCAATACCTCGCGCCAGCCATAGTGCTGCTAGTGGGTCGTCTAGTGTGCGTACATAGTTCGCGGTGTCCTCAGCTACGGCAGCGTAAATGTCCTGCTTACGTTCGTTGGGCACTAGGTTAACCAGTGCCCCGCCTACCGCATCGCGGGCCATAGCTGATAGGTGTTGCAGCCCGTTGCACGACCCGTCGAAGGATACTACAGCACGGCCTACAACACGTTTGTGCTTAACCAGCTCGGCTAGCTCCATTACGCATTGCAAGAACTGCCAGGGCTTGTCAGCTTGCAGCCAGTCCGTGTTCTCCAGCGGGTCAGCGGCTATGCGCAGCAGCAGACTCATGTTATCCTCTACCCACGCAATTCGCTCTACGTGCGGGGCCTTGTCAATACCCCAGAGGTTAGCCACCTGCTTGCGTATGTGGAATGCGCCACGAGAACCCTCAGCGTACTCTACACCACGGGAGAACTCTAGTAGCCCCTTGTTTAAGTCCGACCCTTGCGGGTTAAACACGCCCCCCAACGGGTACATACGCCCACGGGAGCAGAAGAAGTGTACATAGTGGATCGCCGGGTAGTCCTTGAAGAACTCGGCGACCCGAAGCGTGCTAGCCATACGACTTACGCGAATGCTTCGCAGCTTGTTCTGCGTGTGCCACTCGGACATATCGTACTTCCACCTGCCGAACTCTTTCAGCCGGTCTTCTGGCAGGTCTTGCTTACGCATACCGTCCTCTAACCACCACGGCTTACTAGGTGCAGGCGGCGGCTCCGGGCTAAGTACCTCTTTCGAGTGTATTCCACGCGCTAGCATATCCCGAGCTACCTGAAGCAGCCTGGTGTTTACCCGCCAGCCAGTGTTCTGTGCGTAGTTAAGCGCGTCGAGCGGTGGGCGTAACGCAGATACTCTAACCTCCTCACGGGCATTCGGTCTACAGCGAACAACAAACGGCAGCGCCTTGCGTAAGTCATTCGTGTGCCATCCACCATCGGATAAGGACACCCACGGTTTAGGCGGCTCGCTACACGGGCCGAAGGCTGGATGAAACACACCTGCAAGATAACGCATACGCCGTATACGGCCCTCTACTGCGGGTGTGATAGTAACTTCCCAATCCTCTGTCTTCCCGCGTAGGATGATGTTTGACTCGTCAACGATCAGGAAACCCACGTCGCTTAGCAAGCGCACGAGGTAGAAGCCTACGTGCTCGGCATCGCCTACGGCCCAGGTGTTCCAAGTAACCCCGGCCTTAGTAGCCGCGTGCCGTAGATGGGCCATCCTGTGGCGTACCTTCTGTGAGTGTCTACGCTTGAGTTCCTTAGACACCGATACGAACAGCTCCAGGTTCTGCTCTGCAATCTGTGCTGCTACTAACTCGTCATGCACTAACCCGCCGAGATTGCGTGCTAGCGCCTTGTAGGTTACGATGTGCTTCTCTTGTGCAGCCCGCATTACGAACGATACGCAACCGGCTACTGCGATGTACGCTACTGCGTAGCTATCTAGTTCTCTAAGTAAAGTGACGTGCTTCTTGAGCACGCCTGCGCCGCGAGGGTTATGCCGGGTATCGTTAGCGATAGCCTCGGCTATTGGCGGCACATAGTCTTTCACCAAGCTAGTGGTGTACGGGCAGCGCGAGGCATACCCGTGTTCTTCCGCCCGGTCGAAGTCGGCGCGTGAGCGGATCATGCCTGCGCTGTGCATCATGCGTTCGAGTTCAACCTGGGACGGGATCATTAGCTTCCTTTCAGTTTAGTGCAGTGTTCATTGTACTCCTCTAACCAGTCCTGCGGTATAGGTAAGTAGGCTGTCATGTATCGTTGCACTGCCTCCACAATGGAGGCTATACGAACCTCGGCGCATGACGCAAGCCAAACACTACGTGGCGGGAGACCCACTGGCGGCTTGCTAGTGGTTGGTTGCTGTTCAAGCAACTCATCCACCCGCAGGTTACGCACGCTGCACATATTAAGCAGGTCTGCCACAGAGCATGGCTCTTCTGATAGCCACCGATCAAAGGCGGCATCACACGGGGTAAACCCCATGTTGTACTTGCGCAGGAACAGGTCGTATGCGGCCCCAGATGCCGGGCCTAACACGATAGCTACACCGTGTTCTGTACTCACGTGAAAAGTGTCCCCATGCTTAGTTACACGGTACATCAGAATTCTCCTTCTGTTTTGTCATCGCGCCAGCGCTGGAACGCTGGCTCAAGCAGCATACCGTCATCGGACTTAGCCGCCTTAGCTTCGATCTCTGCGATGCGCCCAATGAACTTGCTTTTGTCCTCGTGCATAGCGTCAACGTCCGCTTGCGTCAGACCAGACCCGGCTTTCTGTTGTCGGCCTTCACTCCAGCGCAGCAACAGCGAGGCAGTGCGCTTACCTGTCTTCGCCCCTGTGCCTAGTAACACATCGACAACCTCCAGGTCGTAGGTCAGTGTG